ACTTGAGAACCGTTTGAAAGTTTTAGTGCTAGTTTATTATTTTCTTCTGATGGTACTTTAAGCCATGAAGGTAAGTTATCATACATAAACTTAACCTTGGTAACCATGTTTTTAGCTGTTTCCTGAGTTGTGGCTAAACACAACACGTTTTTGTCTTTATGGAATGTCATTAACCATAAGGAATACCCTGCGGCTAGAGTTGATATACCTAACTGTCTAGATTTAAGTACAATTGAATATGGGTTGTCTTTCCAAACATTTAAAACTTTACCCTGGAATGGATATAAATTAAATAGTATTCTACCTCTTTGTGGATGTTGAATATGGCAATATTTTTGCATAAAATGTGCTGGGTCTTTAGCACATAGCAAATATTCTTGCCTTATAATTTGTTTTAAATCTTGTTCCATATTATTTCAATATTAGAAGATACGCAGCAGTTGCTGCACTTCCAAAGAATCCTACTTTTAATAGGAAATTTTTTGTTTTATACCCTCTAATTTCTTTTTGGAGTTTTTCAGACAACTCTTTACAAAGGCGAAGTTGTTCGTCTTTTTGTAAAATTATGTAATTATTAGTTGAGTCTTTTTGTTTTAGAATTGTGATAGCTGTATCTTTTTGAGCTTCTCTTTCTTCCAATTTTTGAATTTTAAGGTTGGTTTGTTGCATTGCCATTTGACAACCATCACCTTCAATTAAATCTTTTATGATTAATCTTGCTATTTTAGCAGGTAGAACTACTTTACTTGTATCTGTTTGAGAAAAACTGCTCAAGCTCAACGTGAGAAAACTTATCAACACTATTAATTTTTTCATTAGTTTGATTTTTAATTATTGTTATATTTTTTTCTACTCTATTTATTTCGTTATTAATAACTGAAATATTAGTATCTATTTTAGATAATTTTATATCTGCTTGTTTGTTTACTTCAGTAGCTGAATCAACAGTGTGTTGGATTGAATCAATCTTTTGATTGTACAATCCAACATCTGTTTTTATATTATTTGTAGTGAATATTACGTAACCTAGTAATAATATTATTAAAATAAATAAAATATTATTTTTTATTGCGTTTTTGAACATATTATGTTAATTCATCCGGAATTAAATCTTCTCCTGTATCTCCTCCTCCAATTATTCCTGCTACTAAATCATCTAAATTTTCACCAGCTTTTTTAAATAATTTTTTAATACCTTCATCACCATATGCTTTTTTCAAAAGAGTCAAATCATCTGGTTTAGCTTCTCTATTTTTAATTCTATTTACTTTTGCAGTAATTCCTTTTAAAGCAATATCAAATTTATCTTTTTCTTCAGCAGATAATTTAGATGGTTTTTTTACTTTAGGGATATCAATTCCCAATTCTTTTTCTGCTTTTGCTATATCTTTATCTGATGGTTCACCTGACATATCAACCATTGTTGTAGTTTTCTTATATGTCGGGAAAGTTGGTTTTTGAGCAGGAGCTTTTGCTCTTTCTTTTTCTGCTCTTGCTTTTTCTTTTTCAGCTCTTTTAGCTTCTTTAGCTTTTTCTTCTTCTGATCTTCTTGCTGCTACTTCTGGTTTGGATATCGGGCCTGGTTTTAATTTTTCTTTCCCTGTAATTGTATTAGCAGCATCTTTTTCAATGGTGTTTGTTGATATAGAAGCATTAAAATTTTTAGAATTTTCTTTAGTTTTATTAAGTAAATTTTGAAGATCTATACCATGAGTACCCTTTAATTCTTTTTTAAATGCTGAAACATATCCTTTTAGTCTTCCATCACTGGTAATTGTAGGATCTTTTTTAAGATTATTTAAAGTGGTTTTTTCGGCATCTTCAACAGCATTTAATTCTTCTTCTTTACCTTGTTTTTTTAGTTCCTGTTTAAGTTGTTTAATACTAGCCATTTCGTTAATAACTTCTTCATCAAGTTGATATTTTTCAGCTAGATATTTGTATTTATTCTCATTAACTGAGGGTTTATCAATTTTGTTTGTACCTAATAAAGACTCTAATTCTTTTTTAAGTAGAGTTATTTTATTTAATCTATTCAACAAGTTTTTTTCTTGAGATTCTAACTCAGCCATTTTTTTAGCTAATACATTTTCAGAATTTGGTTTTCTACCACGTTGACCTAATTCTAATTCTCCTTTTTCTTTTGCTATAAATCTATTTAATTGATTGGGATGAAGTTTTTCTCCTGAAGCAGCTAATGCAATCTTTACGTTATCATCTGATTTAATGGCTTTTCCCAAATCCTTTCCATCTAGTTTTTTATTGTTATTAAAGGCATCTATCATAGCTAATTTTAAATCACCTGTTATATTTGCGTCTTCTTCTAATTTTTTTACATTAGATATATTAGAGTTAGAAGCTTTAAATTTATTTGCTTCTGTAGAATTTGGAAATGTTTGTGTTGTTTTATTTCCACTTTTACTTGTTATTTCATAAGCTTCACCTTCGCTTAATTCAGCTACGATCATTTCACGTATAGATTTTTTTAAGTCGGATATTTTCATTTTTTCTTGTTTATTTATACATATTATAAAGAAAGCACCTCTTTAATAGTTTGTATACGTTCTTCAGTTGTTCCTGAAATTCTATACATATTTTTTATTTTGGAGTAATGTTTTATTAAGATAGTCTGGATTGTTTTATCAATTAAATCACGATATTCTACATCTGTAGTTCTAACTCCATTATCTTCTATTTCTACACCTTCAGGAGATATATAAAATATGTAATCATATTCTTTTAATAAATTTGATGCTAATTCATTATATGATTTTTTTTCTAGAAAACCCATAGATTTAGAACAAGTCGTAAATGCCATTACATCTACTATTGTTCTATCAGTTATTATATTTTCTCTAAATAACTCTGAGCAACGTTCAGCTAAGAACACTACTTGTCCCTTTAATGTGCTATCTGTATTTAAAGGAATACCCAAATCCCTAAGGTATTTACTTCGCTCAGTAGCAAAGTAATATTCTTTGAATTCAGGTAATTCTTTTAAAACATTTACTAATGTAGTTTTACCTACAGACATTGTTCCACAAAATCCTATCTTCATATGTTTTTAATTTCTAGCTCTAGCCATTGATGTTTTATAGAATGGAATACCTTCCCAATCTCTCTTAGCTTCACCCCATGCATCTTCTGTATACTGGATCCCATAAATGTAATATTCTCTTTGTTTATAGTCGCCTTCTGGTATTAGAGCGGGTCCTTCCCAACTATGTAATTTTCCTCCCCATACGTGTCTAATAGTTCCATCTGGACTTTTGTATTTTTTAGATGGTTGAATTTGTGATGTTTTTTCGATTGTCATAACTTTGATTTTTTTGTGATTAATATACGATAATTTTATTTAGATTCCAAAATATTTTCAGCAACATATATTGCTTGAGCGCCTGATACTGTAATACCTCTTGCTGATAAAGCATCACCTACAAAGTGAACATTTGGATAATCCACTAATGCTAGATTTTTATAGTCTACTTTTACTTCAGGTGAAAGATATTTTACTTCTGGTATATACATTCCCCATTCATCTCCTAATGTTGGGAATACTTCTTTCATGTCTTCAATAAAGTCTTCTATATATTCAAAATATCCTTCAAATGCTTCTCTAACTTTATTTAATTCTGCAGTCACTATTTGATAACTACTAACTTTACCTCCTTCAGATGTTTTAGAAGCACTATTTTTTATATTAGGAGAATAATATAAACCTGTATTGAGCATTTGGCATTTTTTAACTACATTTCTTGACCATTCAAATGGATCTTCAATACCATTGATTTCCATTAAGATGCCAAAATTTGTCATATCATTTCTATATGCTTCATCTTTTTTAGCATGTCCGTTATATGAATGATCACCATATGTTTCCTCTACGGCAACATAAGCTGCATTATTGTTAGTACAAAACGAGCGAAGCGATACGCCCTTATCTTCAAATTTTCTATAAAGTTTAAAGTCATATGAAATATCTATTAGTTTTTGGAAGTGTTTTTGTGGTGCCTCGAACCTGATTCCAATTTGAACTGATTTAGGTTCATCTGGGAGTTTATATTCTTGGGCTAATTGTTGAGCGAAATCAATTCCTGATTTGCCTACTGCAAATATAAGTTCATCATAATCTAAAGTAGATATATTCAGTGTAGGGTTTGTAAGGTCAGTATAATTAACTTTATTAGCAATCATAGCTATTCCTGTTACTTTAGTTTCCCATACAAATTCAACACCCTTAGATACTAAATAGTCGTACCAATTTTTAGCAATTTCAGATAGATAATCTGTACCTACGTGCCATACAGGAAATAAACGTAAACCGAAATATGGTTTAATAAAATCTGGTTCAGATTCAGGATTTGAACATTGTATTTCTTCTGGTTTAGGGTGAAAACGTTTGAAATTTGTGATTACCTGGTCCATCAGTTCCATTGCTTTTTCCTCGCCTGTATATTTTGATAATTGACCTCCAATTGCTGTATGGTAAGTTAATTTACCATCACTCCACGCTCCTGCACCTGCAAATCCACACATTACCTCTTCAGGTTTACGGTTGTATGGGTCTTTACCCATGTCTATAATGGTGATAAGTTCTCCAGGGTAACCGTTATCTACCAATTTAGTAGCTGCGTTTATACCTGCTACTCCTGCTCCTACTATTACTATTTTTTTATCCATTTTTTATTTAATTTACTTCTTAATATACGAAAAAAAAGACGCCAATCCAAAGATTGACGTCACAACTGTCATGTTTTTATGTCTCTTGTTAAGAGCGACCGGCTATGAATCGGTCTATAAAGTTATTTATGTATTTTTAATTTTAATGTTCCTGTTCCTTTAATTACACGATGCCATTCGTGTCTTGGTATAAATATACGTTCTTTTAGGGAGGTAGGCAAGCTATTATCTAACTGAAGTTGCCAGTCTGTATCTTCTAGGATTTCAACTGTTCTATCTTCATCATCACGATGCCATAATAGTTCTATTGGGTCTATATTT